TTAGTGTTGCGAATACAGCGCCATGATGGCTTTGGCCATTTTGACGTCTTGCTGGTGGCTGATCTTGCAGTGATCGGTTTGCCAGAAAAACACGCGGTTGATCAGCCGCCTGCGGCTTGCCCATTTAGGGTTTAGCTGCAGAACGCCTTGACGGTAGGCGCGGCCCGAAACTGTTTCATCGGGCGAGCCATTGAATAGCACCACATTACCCCCCTGGCTAAGCCAAGCGCTGAGGCGTAGCAGTCGCCCGCCGGTTTGGTTGAGCTGGTTATTCATAGCAGTGCTGCCGCTCTGAAGTAATCGTCGGTTTGGGCCTTGTTCAGTTTGAGTGCGGTGGCCATGGTGATGAGCTGGGGGTTGGCGCGCTCCCATTCGCTGGCGCGGTTGAGCCAATTTCGGGTGAGTTTGCGTTCAAGTGGGTCTTCTATTGCGTCCACGGCGGCATCGACATAGTCATCCAGGCCTAACCTGATAAGTTGCTCCATGCCTTGACGTGCGCTGATTGACGTTGGCACTGGCAGTTGCGATTCTGCGAGCATGCCGAATTTGAACGGTGGCGTGATGGTTTGTGTGCCACCCTCACTGTCGTCAACTTCACGAGGGCTTGTGTCGTAGACCGAATCGTAGAGTGCTAGCGCGTTGGGGTCGTTTTGGATTTGCTGATATAAACGGTCAGCTGTGCCGACACCAGCGTATGGGGTTTCTGCTAGCACTGTTACGTATGACCGCCATTCGTTTAGCAGCTCTGGCAACAGGCGGACGTAGTGGAGACAGTCTCCATTTGCGTTGACGGTGCGAGGATCGCTGAGAGCTGGATTGCCATCTTCATCGATGAGAGGTACGGGCAAAGCAGCAGCGGCTGGCAGATAAAGAATAGCGTCGATCATAAGTCACCTCTCTGTGTTAATTTGCTAATTTCAGACGGGGACACCGGCGCCGGGCTGTAAAAAACTCCCGCACATTTCACAGCCCCTGCATTAAAAGCTCCAAACCTAGAACCTAATGATATTTTTCCCCAATCTGCTACCCACTTCGCGCCGTCTTCGTAGACAATATCAACTCTAACAACTCCATTAACTGCAATAATTAGGCGCAAATCACCCGACGGAAAAGTTTGATACGAAGCCCCCCAAATAGCAGGATCTTCATAGTTCGGTGGACGCTGATTTATGCCGCCCTGTTGAGGCACCAAATAACCTAACGTTGATGTGTTGTAGCCGAATGACAGATAATTATTGGAATCTTGACCAACTGCAAAAAACATCAGTCGATCATCTACGAATGCACCATAGTGTTCAAAAATAAAGGTGCCGCCACTTGTATTAAACTCATCTCCAAGCAGCATGGTAACGGCATCTGACGGCTTTGTTGTCGCAGAACCAGACGTCGGTATAAATGATGAAAATTGACGGTCAGTAATACTCATGCAGGCTAAGTCTATAGACAAGCCGCCTATATCGCCCGACGCATATCCTGTGCTGCCTGCGCCGCTCTTAAATAAAACGCCACCGCGCACAGTTGTGACGTCAAAGTTATCAAACGTTATTGATATAATTCTCCCGTTAATACAAGGCGTTACTGTTAATTTTGGACTTCCTGACGAAGTCGCACCCAAACTGTCCGTTGAAAGATCTACGCAAGCTCGATGACTGTTTAACTGCGTGTCATCAAGATTAAAGAGTAGCGCGGGCATTGTTGTCTCATACCCAACAAAAACGCTAATAGTTAAACGGCCTACACCGCCCGTAAGATTACTAAGCAAAACATTACTACCGCCCTCTGGCGGCACAATATGCCTTCGATAGTTATAACCTTCTAACGGCGACTCAATAGAGCTGTCAATCCAGGATTGAGACGGGCTAGCTGCACTAAAGTCGTTAGCGTATATCCAGCGATTCGTACTCCCGCTTTCAATTAACGCCGTATATTGCCCGGCTTGATGACCATACTCTCTTGCTAATTTATCAGCTGCATACTCTTTCAGACGCCCGCTTGCCAATAGCGCATATTTTGGCCCATTCCGCTGTATGGTCAGCAGCTGGCTTGGATCAGTCGTCTCAAACCGCTCGCCATCATCTTTCCAGTAGCGTCCTCCGACGAAGTCCAGGCCTAACGTCGCGTCACGCTTGAATTGCTCAAGTAGGTTGACTTTGTACGCCTCAGCGACTGCCTCAACATAACGTTTAGCATCCTCAGCCCGATCCGCATTAGCAGCCGCTGCGCCAATTTTTGCAGCGTATTTGGCAGTGTATCCAGCCATTGCCACCGCTTGCTTCAGGCATGGGATAAAGCGCGTTGTATAACCCAGGCCATCCAGTCCGGTATCTGGATCGGCATCGTCTGTGTAGGTTTTGCCGTCGCCGCCTAGGGCAACGGGGAAGGTGACTGAGTTGGTCATTTACAGGATCTCCAATAATGCCATCGCGTGTTCATAATTGCCGTGATACGGGTGTGTGATGCCGTTTAGCTCAGTCTGTTGCGCCACCATGGCGCGTGCGAAGTTGACCGGGCTAGGCTCAGGCGACCAGAGGTAAATAATTTCTCCGACGATGTCTTGGGTGCGCTGAAGCCGGTGCAGACGCAGGAATGCCTCGTCTTCGGTCAGCAGCGGAAGATTAAAGCTGACGGTTCGCTTAGGCGTTACACGGCGGGCGTAGCCTGTGCGTTTTGAGTCGCCTGCTCGGGTGATTTGAGTGCCGGAGTCATAGCCGTGATCGACGTTCCACGCGAGGTTTTTGATCGGCTGCCAGACGTCGGCGGGCATCACGCGGCCGATCATGATCGCACCGTCCGGGTTGGCAGTATCGAGCAGCTCAACATGCAGGCTTCTACCCATCACCCGCTCATCGAATAGCGCCGTCATCAACGGCGTGTACTTCTTCCGATCGTCTTCTGATAGACGACGGTTCCAGAAATTGTCGTTGCCCCATATCACGTCATCTAGCCCGTACAGCACGGGCCAGACGTTTTGCCAGCCTGTGTTATAGATGAGATCGGTCTGCGCGGCGTCGCGGTAGGCGCGCACCCTGAAGGTCGCGGTAGCGCTGAGGTTATGGGCGTAAATAGCCAGCACTTGTAGCCGCTCGCGCTTCGGCAGCGTGATTGAAAACTGAGTGTCGGAAGGGTCGAGCGAGGCTGACTTGGCGACGACAGAAGTGCGGTCATCCTGAATTTTTTCCAGCGGCAGCGTGGATACCCATGCGCCGCCACTCACTACAGCGTCATCGATGTAGTTGGGCCAGCACAGCGCGATTTTGTTTGGATCAAGTGCCATATCAGCCCCACATATTGAGTGTTAGTTCATCGGTTTCAGCGTTGAGCCGGTAGCCCGTCACGCGCATCGCCCGCCCTGCGCCGTAGCCCTGCCGTGGCGTTATCAGTGTGAGATTCCCGCCCACTGCGGGCAGCGGGGATTCCAAGGCTTCGACGGTGACGGTATCGCGACGAACGCTGAGCAGTGCCAGCACGCGGTCGGCAACTGCCTGGCTCTGCGAGTAACTGGCAAGCACGCTATTGATGGTGATTTCACCCGCCAGTGGGTGCCTGTCGCGAACGGCTTCATCCGTGGCCACAACACGTCGGGTCTGACGTGCGAGCCTTGCCCGTCGGGCGTCAGAAACGTTGCTCTCCAGATCCTGCTGCACCGTCTCGATGCGGTCGCAGTCAATATTCACACGCCAAATCGGCAGGCCGTTATCGCCCGCACCGGTGGCGCTGCGGCTGACCGTAGCTATTGAGTAGTCACGAATGGCAGCGCCGGTTGGCTCCGGCGCATCCCAGATGCCCAAGCGCAGTACTTGGTCAGCTTGCACGGCAAGCCAACCACCAATGCTTTCTGCGATGCGGTCTAGTAGCTCTAGCGTGTTCGTTTGGGTAGTAATGTAGAAGCGCACTGCACCGTAGGCGTTAAGCGCGGTTACGTCGCTTGCATGCAGTGTGTAGCCGCGTGCCGTGGCTAACGCTTGAGCAACCGCACCGGCACGAGGATCGGCTTGCTCTGCATCCACCGTTAGCGTGCCCGACGCGCTATCACCCAAGCGGAGATAACCCTGGTAAGCGCGGAACTCTCCCGGCTCCGGCGCAGTGCTTTGCAGTTGCGCTAGGCTTGTGTACGCACCGCCGTTATCCAACGCGACGCCGCGATCGTAAACCGCCGTTACGGTGCAATCGGTCAGTGATGACACCTGGTAGATAAGCAGCGCGGTATTAACAAGTACGGGCTGAGCGTTGCGCACTTCACCGAATACCAGCGGCTTGGGCTCACCTGCAATGTCGTCCTGAGTGCCTTCCAAGCCATCAGGCAGCACGTTATCGCCCTCATAAACCCCCATTGGGTGCGGCGAACGCAGCGGCTCCAGCGGGTCGCGAAGCACTACCGAGACCTCATCCTCTGAAAACGCCAGGCGTGCGACAGTGCCGATGACCTGCGGCACACCGTCAAAAGCCAAGATCATTTCACGACCATCGACGGCGTAGTCAGCCAAATAATCAAGCCCGCCGTCAGTATTAATAAGCGTCGTCTCGCCGTAGCCAGAGCGGCTCTGGCTTAGCAGCTGGCCCGCGTAGAGGCCCGCTTCATATAGCCCCGGCTGCTGAATGCGCGGATCGTAGAAGTTGTCATCCTCATCGAGATAAACGCCCAAGCTAAAGCGCAGCATCTGCGGGGTGCTTTCTTCGTCAAGCGCTTGAATGGTTAGCGTCCACGTTGTCATCGCTTGGCCACCTGCATTCGCTTATCCTCTTCGAGCTTTTTCAGCATCTTGTTGCCGCGCTCGGTGGCGGCGATCTGGCCTTTAGCCGCCGCACCACGTTGATTATTCGCCGCTGCCAGGTGTTTGTTGCTTTCACCCTGCAGCTTGGCGTTTTCCTTTCTCAGTTCAGCGACTTCACGCTTGAGGTCGCGTAGCAACTCAGCTAGGTCGTTTTTGCCAAGCAAGGGGAAACTGGGGAGTGGTGCAGCCGTGGGCGCGGGTAGTGCGCGACTACTAACATTAATGTTGCGCAGGGCAGCGGCATCATCCGCCGTCAGTACTTTTTCACCCTTGTGTAGTTCGGCGACATAGCCATCAAACGGAACATATTCCAGACCAGTGCGGTGAGATCCGCTAACGCCGCCCTGGGCAAAAAAGTGGAGAGGGTTGAGGTCTCGTATGTACCCCCCAGAGACGTCACCTCCGGCAGTTCGTATTCCACGTATAAGTTCAGCCATCTCGGCAACAACCTTGCCGCCAACACCGCGATACGCACGGTTAACGATGTCGTCAGGTGTGTTGTTAGCTACTTGAGAGTTCCTACTCAACCTGTTCCATTCATCCTGGAAGCGCTGATACATCCGGCCCAAGCCACCTGCGACGGTGTCGGGGTCAGCACTGGGATCGGCGACACTTCCGTCAGGGGCTCCCGGCATCGTTGGCCTACCTGAGCCACTGAATCCACCAGACTTGTCCGGCATTGATAGCTTGAGCAGATTTTCGTTTGCATTGAGTAATTTATTAATGGCTCCAGATAAGGATAAAACCGACTTATCAAGGCCAATCAACGCGGCAACATTACTGTCCATCGCGTCGCCTAGAGTGTTAAGGCTATCGAGCTGCTCTTTAGCCCGTTCAGCGATACTCTTACCGCCGTCCGCTGTGTTTTTAGCAACATCGTCAAGGTGTTTTAGATCTGCATCTTTGAATGCAATATCAGCGAGCATATTAAGCCGCTTGGTGCCGCTAGCGGCGTTGATTACGGCCCATTCGTCACGGTTCAGGCTCAACCCACCGTTGGTTTTCAGGGTTTTGACGACGGTTTCCGACTGCGTATCAATCAACCGGCGTTCATCACGGCTGAGCGCGCCATCAGCCAGGGCGGCTTTAATCGTGGTGGTGAGCGTGTTGGTTTTGCTGAGCGCTAACTTCTTAGCGTCGTCGCCGATGCTCGACGCCATCACGCCCTGAATCGTCGCTGTCAGGGTGTTACTGCTATTCAGCGCCAGTGCTTTTGCATCTTCATCGGTTAAACGATGATCGATGGCCCGCACAAACGAGCGGATGCTGTTGGTGCTGTTCAGCGCTAGGTTCATTGCGGTTTCTGAGCTACCGCTGGTCACAATGGCGTGAACGGTGGTTGAAATGGCGTTGTACGTCTTGAGCGCCAGCTGCTTGGCGGCGCTGCTGACATTCGAGCCCAGCAGTGCATGCACGTCTGTTGAGATTGTGTTGGTGCTGTTGAGCGCCAGCGCCCGCGTATCATCTGCGATGCTGCTCGACTGAACAGCATCAATCGTGGCGACCATCAGGTTGCTGTTAAGCAGCGCAAGGCGACGGGTTTCTTTTGACACATCGCTGCCGAGGGTTAGATCGATGGTGCTGCTCAGCGTGTTAGTCGTGTCCAGCGCCAGGCGCTTATCTGCCCAGGTGAGTTCGCTTCCCAGTATCTGATCAACGGTGCTGACCAGGTTGTTACTGACATTGAGCGCCAGGGCGCGGTCGTCGTTATCAAGCTCGGACGTGCCGATCAAGTAGTTGATGGTGGAGTCCAGACGATGCGCCTGGCTGCCGAGCACGGTACGCAGGTCGTCGGGCAGGTCGTTGCTGCCCACTGCGAAGTCGATCAGGGTGCCGATCGTGTACTGGCTGGCAAAGACGGCACGTTCAATCTCGTCGGCAAGGCTCAGCTTGATCATGTCGTCAAACGAGGTGATGACTTCGCCGAGCTTATCTGTGATCTCTTTTGCTAAAAACTCTTCAGCGCTCAGCGCTTTCGGCAAACCCTTCAGCGCATTGATAACGTCCGACTCTACCCGCTGGCCAGCGCTGCTTGATGCGTTATAAGCGTCGTTGGCTTGTAGCACACGGTCTGCGTATTGTGTGATGTTCTGCAGGGCGCTGCGGTCGCCGTTTTCGGCAAGTACCAACTGGCGAGCAAGTTGCTCCTGGGCATTGGCGAGATTCATCTCGGGCGTGCCGCCAGTGGCTTGCTGCTGATCAATCCAGCCGTTAATGTTGCCGAATGCGCCGGAGAGTTCGCCGCGTACGCGCTCCAGTTCCGAGACGTAGTTACGTGAGGCTTCACGCGCCTGCTGCTGGGCTTTGGCTTCATCTTGCAGCGCCCACAGACGTTCCTGGAAGGGGCGCAGCGAGTCATCAATGGTTTGCAGCTCACGTTCGCGCTGCATGGCTAGCATGGCTTCAGAGTCACCCAGCAGGTCCAAGTAACCCAGCTGCAAATCAAAAGATTGTTGGTCAAAGCGCTGATAGGACTGCTGCACCTGCTGTTTTGCCGACTGAACCGCTTGCTCTGCTGTGCGAATGGCGTCCGCGTATGCCTGGGCTGCGTCGCGGGCAGCCGCCGCCGCATCTCTCTGATCTTGGGCTGCCTGGCGCTCCCTTTCGCGCCGATCTTCTGCGGCTTTCTCCTCTGCCCAGACCATCTGTTGCAGGGCACGGTTGGACTCATCCAGTGCTTCGAGATCAAGCTGCCGAAGCGCGTTGGTATCGCCCTGTGCTTGTAACAGTTCACGCTCAAGTTGGGCGCGCTCCTGGAGAATGTCACTTGTACTTCTAACAGCGTCTCCAGCTTCACTAACGGCAGGCGTCAGCTGTGCAAACGCCCCCTCCAACTGCATCAGAGCGGCGGCGTTCTGTACCCCAGCAGTTGTGTTTAGGTTCTGAGCCTCCATCAGCTCCCGAAACCCTTCACGGGTTTTCGGGAGCTCAAACCCAAGCTCTTGCATGGTCCGCGTCAGCTCTTCGCGCTGCATGGCTTCGCGTTCAGAGGCTGTGAAATAGTTCTGATAGTAGCTGGCACTCATGTTGTTGAGTGCATCAAGGCCGCCAACGGCTTCCTGCATCGACCACGCGTAATGGATGGCACCGCCTGCTGTGTCATCAAACTGGAGGTTCAGGCGCTGTGCGCTATTGCCGAGCAGCACGGTGGCGTTGATCGCTTGGGTGAGGCTGTCTGCAGTGCCTTGAATGTTGCTGGTGTTGGCTTCCAGGTGAGCCGCAACATCGCTCTGGATTTGGCCATTTAGCGACTGGATCAAATCTTCGATGTTGAGTACGGCAAGAAGAGCATTCGTCATCTTGTCCGGGTCGGCGATCTGAGTGATAGCGGAGTCAATCAGCGCACCAAAGTCGCTGTTCATTGCACCGATCGCGGCGGCAGTTCTGCGCCCGAGCTGCTCAGTTATGCCTGCCGCATCAGACGCCTGCAGCCGGACCTCCTTAACTGCCGCGCTCATAGCATTTAGCTCTTCGGGCGAGCGCGCAAGACTAGCCAATAAGTCATCGCTAGCGGCAATAGCTTCAAGAAATTCAGTTGCTTGTCCGAATGAACCGAATGTTTCTTGCAATCTATTTGTATTGGCACCGTAAAAACCGATATTCCCAAACGCACTGCGCGCCTTTACGCCGTGCTGTACGTCTTCGAATACCCTGTTGGGATCTTGATCGGTAGTCATTAAATCAAAGCTAGGGCCACGCGAACGGCCACCGAATAGGCCAGATATAGCTTTCGTGATGCCTCCGCCAAGCAATGAATCAATCGCCAAGCCGCCAGCAATCCAGGGCATCGCGGCGCTTACGCCAGCGGTAATGCTGCTCATAATGCCGGTGCTAGCAACACCGCCAGTGACCGCGTTTCCATACAAACCACCCGCCGCCAGGCCAGTACTGGCCCCTGAGTAGAGGCCGCCTGCCGCAGCAGCGGTAGAGCCACCACCAATGCCCAATAAAGACTTACCGCCATTGATCAAGCTACCAATGCCATTGAAGCCACCGCCAGCACCACCGCCTGCGCCGCCGTTCAAACCCATGCTGGTGGCCAACTGCACGGTGATCGGGCGGGTGATGGCCATGTGCGCCATTTCTGCCAGGGTCTGTGCCAGCGCCTTTTTCATCAGCTCGCCAGCATTTAGGCTGCCGTCGATCGCGCCTTCCCAGAGGCTGGCAAAACCATCATCCAGGCGGCGCAGGCCGTTTAGCCGCACTTCATCCCACGCACCCTCCATCGTGTACGCGGCTTTAACGGTTTTATCAGCTAAATCGTCGGTATCGTTCTGGGCTTCAATATACTGCTGTTGGAGCAAGCCCATCGCTTGGATGTTTTGGCCGATATTACCGGTGCCCATCGCCATGGCCAGTGTTAGCGTTTGCATATCTCGCGCTAGCTGGACGGTTTCGCGGCGGCCTGGGATTAAGCGATCGTAGAGGTCTTCTAGGGCGTCCGACTGGGCTTCGGTGGATTTTGTGAGTTCATTGGTACCAGCAACAGCTTTTTCAGTGGTGTTGTTCAGCCCATCGATAGTGATTTGTAGCTCTCGCTGCGCATCTTCACTGTCTTCATCTGCCGCATTCATTTGTTCAATGCGGGCTGTCAGCTTAGCAATGGCATCTTCACGGGCATTGATTTGGTTGTTGAGGCTCTCCAACTGAGCGCGCTGGCGATCGGCACCTGCGGTGAGGTCGCCTTGCTGGCCTTGACCGTAGCTGTAAGGCTCATTAGCGGTGCGCTCTAGGCGAGCTAAATTTTCCTCTGCTTGTTGTGCTGCTGCTTGCAAGCTCACCAGCTCAGCTGTAAACGCTGCAACTTCAAACTTGAGCATCGAGTCAGCAGCACCGTCAACACGTTGCGCCAGCTCATCGACAGCACCGGCAGCTGTAATGGCCGGTTTTGGGACAAGCCCCAGCTCTTCACGGAAGTAAATGACAGCACCAGCAGCAATGACCGCCGCGCCGACTGGGCCACCGATCAATGCAAGCGCACCCGCAGCCACGCGAGTAGCGCCTGCCATGGCCGTTGCGGCAGCAGCTTGGCGGGTGGTGGCACCCGTCAGTACATTGATAGCGCCCGTGGTAGTGGCCACCACAGCGGCTTTAGCCGTCATCGCTGCTTGGCTGGCGGCAATAGCCCCTACGTAGCGGCCTGCCATCACTACCGCGACACCAGTGCCTGCATCCTTAACGGTATCAAGAATTTCAGCAGCACCGCCCATTTGGTCGACCCACTCGCTAGCGGTTTGCAGGCCGGTGGTCATGGCGGGGACTAGCTCGGACGCAACTTGGCGGGTAACGCCGGTGGCCACGGCCTGAAACCGTGCCATCTCGTCGTTGTAGTTGGCCATTGCATCAGCGGTGTCCTGGCTGATGGTCAGCCCCAAGCGGTCGGCCTCTTCGCGCATGGCGCGAATGGCGTCGGCTCCCTGGTTGGTTATCTGTAAAAGCCCAACCCCCTCGGTGTCCCACAGCTTCATGGCCAGCGCAGTGCGGTCGGCTTGGCTTTCCACGCCTTGGAGGGCTTCGGCAATCCGCTCAAACTGGTCTTCAGGGGCTAATTGGTTCAGCTCTTTGGCGCTTAGGCCTAATGCCTCCAAAGCGTCTTTGGCGGCTCCCGTGCCTTGCGCTGCTTCAGAAATACGGCGCGTTTGACGCTGCCACGCGGTAGTTAGGTTGCCAAACGCGACGCCGGAGAGGCTAGCGACATGATTGTATTGGCTGAGCGCTTCAACGCTCGCGCCGATCCGTAAGTTGGTTTTTTGCAGTTGGTCGGCATAATCGACCTGACCTTGCAGTGCCCGCGTAGCAAACATACCGGCTAACGCCGCGCCCACGGGAGCCGCGAGGCGGCGTAGCACCTGAAGCTCGCGACCCACCGTACCGGCGCGACGTTCAACATTGGCCAATGAACGTTCAGCGCGCCCACCCTCACGCTCAGTCGTACCCCCAAACGCCTGCACTTCACCCTGGGCATTCTTTAGGGTGCCCGAGAGCTGCTTTCCATCGCCGGTCAGGGTGACGCTAAGCGTTAGATTGTTCGACACGATGTTTCCTTCTAACGTTATGTCCAGGGAGGGACGGTATCCTGGCGTGCCATGGATGGCAGCACGCCGGGGCTAGTTGCGGGGTTGGTTCATAACGCTGAGTGCGCCGAGTTCGATTAGCTGCACTTGATCAAGCCGCTCAAGTTGCTGCTCTGGGGGGAGCTGGCAGAGGCTGATAACGCTGACTACTGCTTGCACATCTAGCGCCTCGCGTTTGCCTTCCATGCCCCTGAATAGCCACTGACGAGAGCATCTAAGAAAGGTCTCAACGGCTTGCCAATTTTCCGGCAGTACATCGAATAGATCCGGCTCGGCTTCTGCTGCCTCGGCTTCTTCGGCTAGCTCTCCGCTCAGAGTGATACCGAGGGCAGCGAGGTCGTCCTTGACCAGGTTGGGCTGAGCCGTATTTGCCTCAGCCCAGTGCTTACCGGCTTCGATCAGTTCCGACGACGGTTCTTTTTTATGATGCTGTCCTGATACGCGTTGATCAGAGCGAACGCAGCAGCGGGATCGTTTCTCACGGCATCACGCAGTGCTTCGCCTTCCAAAGGCTTACCGTTTTCATCGGGCACTTCGATGTCCGAGACGCTGACCAGTACGCGGTCCAGCAGCGTGGCATCATCCAACAGCTCACGGGTTTCGGGGTTTGGCATCACTCTGAAAATGGCGGAAAACGTGCCTTTTTCGTCTTTACCATTTTCATCCACCAGGGTGAGGTGAACGGGCTGTTTATAGGTACGGTTGGTATTGAGTTTGAACACGGGTCGCTCTCCTAGTTAATCGTGCGTGAAACGCTGGTTAACCGCCGCTTGGGCGGTGTTTAAGGACCTGCGGGAATAGGATTACCCACAACGACCACGACTTCGTCGTTGCCATCGATGGGCTCGGGCATGTAGTTGATGGACAGCATCTGGATGCCGTCTTGATCCGAATACGTTGGCGATTCAATGCCCACTTCTTTCTGAATGATCTCGATTCTGTCTTCTGGTGTTTTTCCATGTACGAGCCTGAGCGGCCCGGTCTGCGCGTTTTGTGACATCTCGAAGTAATTCACGGCACCAACACCCGGATCTTCAATAATCAACTGACCCGACGGTGAACGTCCGGTGATGTGGATATCGTTAGCACCAACGTTTTTGCTATGAACAACCTGACCTGACATGTCCAGCGAGAACTGGTTAAACGGTACGGTGGCACCCATGAATTCCAACGGCTCAGTATTGAGCGAGTTAACGGCCAACGCGTCTCTCCAGTGACTAAGCGTGACGTTAGGCAACTGTTCAGCTGTCACAGGGCTGATCAATGCGCTGAAGGTGAAACGGATCACTGGCATGTTTTCAGCGTTGACAGTGAATGCAGCGGTGCCCCGCGCACCGCGACCCTTGTGTAGGTTGCCGTCTACATTGCTGAAGAAAACGCCGGAGTCTTCGTCCTCCGAAACAGGCGAATAGATCACGCGTTCGCCTGGCTCAATCACTTCACTCCACCCACAGGCGCGCAGCAGTTTGCCCCAAGGTGGTGGCGTACCTAACTCGCCACTGGTGTTCAATTCCACTTCAACGACCACTTCCACATGCTTTTCACCGGGCGCTTGCGGCGAGTTGCCGTAGTAGGGGCGGACAAAGGTGCGGGCGATGTTGCTGCCCGATAACGGGGTGACGGAAATCTCGCGCATCAAGATGGCATCGGTGGCCGCTTCGGGCGTGGTGGTGCCATCGTTGTATTCTGATTCCAGGGCGAATCGCATCGCCCGACGGTTCGTTTTCATAGTCACGGGGAATTCTCCTCAAGTGGCCACCAGTACTCGGCGGTTAGCACGTCGGCCCAAAACAGTGCGTGGCTTTGTAGGGCCAAAAGCTGGCCGCGTTGCCATTTCACGGGGATGTCGCAGCTAGGCGGCATCCAGTTAATTAACTGGGTTAGGGCAGGCTCGCGCAGCTGCGCTAGCTCGTCTTCACCCGCTGTGGCTACTGGCCCTAACGGCTGGTTACGGCGGCGAATGCCGGTGACCAGCAGCACCTCGGTTTTTACCCGGTGGCGCGCCTGGTTGCTCATTGGCCCGTGGCTAACGGTTTCACGGCCTAGCACCAGCATCATGTTGGGTAGCTGGGCGTTGCTCTTAGCGGCTTCTATATCCGCCGCCAACTGCACGGTGGGCAATCCGTCAGTGGCGTTTAGCCGTGCTAGCCAGGGCGTCAGCGAGAGCATTACTTGGCCTCTTTGCCTGTTGGCACTTCAGCGTCAGCGGCCACCACCTTGGCAGGCGGAGCCGCATGCTCCATCACAATGGCCGGGTCGCGAGCTAGCGCTTTGTAGGCGCTGCCTTTGTCATCCAACGTCAGGTACTTCCATTCGTTGGTGAGGATTACGCCGCACACCTGACGCTTTACGCCGGGTGATTTTGTCTTCACCCGCACCTGTGCGTCTTTGCGCGGCGTAGGCGGGGCTTTCTTCTCGACTTTCGTTGTTTGTTTGGCACTCATGGCCATCTCCTAAAATCCGCCGCCACCGAACACCTGGCGGCCTGAGTTCATTTGCACGCTGCCTGCGCTGCTACTGGCGGCACCGCTTGATATACCCAAGCGCACTTCACCCCGCGAGACGCTTTTCAGGAACTTCACCGCGTCGTCGTAGCGCTTTTGCACCTGGTCAGTGGCGTGCTCGTCGTAAAGCCGATAGCGGGCGATATCACATGCATTGGCAATCACGATGCGTGGTACCGGCGATAGCGGCACGGGATAGCCCGCTGCACTTACGTAGCCGTCGATCTCGCCGCTGGCGTCGTCGCAAGCGCGTTCCACAACAGCGGCATCGATAGCGGTGCCGCTTTCATCGCGGGCGATGGCGAGCAGCTCGTTTTCACCAAACCGCTCGATGAGATCCGCTTGCGTGCAGTAGGGCATGGGTTAGGCCTCCGGCTCGCTTGTCGCTTCTTCCAGCGGGAAGGTGCAGTCTTCCACTTCCAGGGCTGGGTCAGCGCGCAGCTGCTGGAGCTGCTCTTCGCTGAGCAGTTCTAGCGCAATGCCCACACCTTCACGGTTGAAGCGGAAGCCCGCACGGCGGCGGCTTTTGATCCGGCGCTTGGTGCGAACGAAAACGCCTGGCGTTTCCTCCATCGGCGGAAGCGCCTTGCCGGAGCCATCGCCCGTGACGGTGTCACCCTGGATCTCGGTAGGCGTGCTATCTGTCGAGATCTGCTCAGCGTCCGGTGTTACGGCATCGTTGGGCGTGGGAGTTTCCGACACCTTCTCAGGCGTTGGCTTGGTCGCCTTTGCGTCCGCTTGGCTTTCCTGCTCAGCGTTGGGCGCTTCCGCTTTCGTCGGGGCTGCCTGTTTAGCCTTCGGCGCGGTGGTTTTACGTGTTGCCATGGTGGTGCTCTCCGTTGCGCAGTGCCCGCAAGAGCAGGCACTGCGGTAGGCGGTTTAACGTGCCGTTAAGCGCTGGTTAACCAGGGGTTCAACACCAGCGTCGAGGTGTTGGCCCACTTGTTGGTTTCACCGCCTGCTGCGAGTTGGCTTTGCAACACGGCACGGGCAGCGCCTTCCATGGAGTTAGGCACCATGGTGTGCGAGTGACGCAGTGCCAGCGGGCGTTCGTAGTCGCCTTTCAGCTTCGTCAGTGCCTGGCGTGCTTCTTCGTAGTTCTCGGCGTTAAACGGCTTGCGAGAACGCACGGCGAGCTGCCAAAGGCCGGCCCCGCCATTCACGCGGGCATCTACGCCGAACAGGAACTTGTCGGTCATAAACACTTGCGTGTCGTTGAGATCGGTAATGGAGCGGAAGTTGTAATCACGGCGCTTCTGGAACATGACCGCTTTGATCACACGAGTGTTGTCCATCACGTACCAGGCGTCGCCTGTGCCGCCCATGTCGTTACTGACCGAGATCTCTTTGCCCGACTTATCCAGCACCGGGTGGTCGGTATCAAACAGCGGCTGGCCGTCGTAGCACTCGGGGTTTTGCTCCAGCACTTCCACGGCGAGTTCGTTGGGGTGCTCACGTGAGCTACGGCCAAACTCTTGGAAGATGGGTGACCACAGACCGTAGGTGTCGTCTTCTACGGAATCCCGTGGCACGCCTTCGGTCAGCTCGAACTTGCGGTTCTTGATGCTGAACGCCGCGCCTTCCAGGCTGTGGATGACGCGATCGCCCAGCCATTCGCGCATGCGCGGTAGGCTCTTGAGGAACGGGTACACCTCCACGGCAGTGGTGCTTGGCACGGTGGTACAGAACAGCTCATAAAGCGCTGCCTGTTCCCCCATTGAGCTAAAGCCCTGCTGGAAGGCAGCGTTGTAGGCCTGGAACAGCACCTTCAAGTTGGCTTGGGTAAGATTCATGTAGGCAGTCCTTATTACGCGCTAGCGGCCACGCCGTTAGTCGGGTCGATGTTGACCCACACGCCACCATCGTCGACGTCGTCGACAATGCCAGCGGGGGAGCGGGTGTCTGTGCCGCTGGTTTTAGCAACGGTCTGGTCATCGACGACGTAGCAAACCTTGCCCACGTCGGCGGCGGTGATCTCATCCGCACCGGCAGAGTTAACCAGGTAGAAATTACCGCGCTTCACTTCCACGACCTGGTCGCCGTCCGCGCCTGCCGTGTTGTCCTGGTAGTGCTCGAACACACCAGCGGCTGTTAGGCCCGTGGCGGTGCTGCCTGGCTCGGTAAAGCCGTCGGCATTGATGACGGCGATAGTGCCCGCGAAGCACTCTGCAGCCGCCGCGACCAGATGGCCGCGAGACAGCCCTAAGCGGTGCGGGGTGTTTCGGTTTTGGGTTGCAGCGGTCACGTGCGTGTCCTCTTGCGTGTTAAGGGTGGCCAGCCGTTACGCTGGGTTGGCGGCGCGGTACTGTTCGGGCGTAAGGCCAGCGGCCTTGCACACGGCCAGCTCGGTTTCGGTTAGCTTGCCGTCGCCTTTGGTCTCGCTGCCTTCCGGCGGCTTGCCCTGGGTCTGGGTAGCTTTCAGCGCGGCGATGCTAGGTGCGCCATCGAGATGCGCCTTGCAGGCAGCGATGCCTTGCGCGCGTAGCCAATCGGCGGTGGCTTTACCTGGAATGCGGCCATCGTCTAGGCCTTTCTTAATCAGCGCGTCCAGCTCAGCGGTGTTGCTATTGGCTTTCAGGGCGGCCAGTTGCTGAGTGGTTTCTTGGTACACGGCCACAGGTACGTACTGGCTCATGTCATGGGCGGCGGCAGCGCTGGAGGCTTTCAAGGCAGCAACGGCGTCAGCAGGCTTTGCGTCGTCTTTGGCACCAAGTGCCTCACGCAATGCCTTGGCGTCAGCGTCGCCTGCTTTAAGCGCGGCGATGGCGGTGTCGATCTGCTCATCGGTGGCGTCTGTCGCTAGCCCTAGCTGGGCGATCAGTTTTTCGCGGTCCACGGTGTTCTCCTTTGAGGATGTCGCTTCAGAGGCACCGCGCCCGGCTCGGGCTGCGGCGAGTTCAGTAATGGCGGTGTCGATCGCCGGGGTATTTGTCAGGGCAACGTGCAGCAGATCCAGCACAGCACCGGTGTCGGCGTCGTACGGGAACACGGGGGATAGATAGCGGTAGCTGTCGGCGTCTATCGCTGCTTTCGCGGCAACCGTCCACGTCACTTGGCCGTATAGGCCGTCGTTGCGCCACTCCAGCGAGCGCGGGTCAATCCAGCCAGCGGCAGGAGCCGGTAAGCCGTTGCGTTCGGCCATGAGCGTTTGATGCTCATAGTCGATGGGGATATCGGTAGAACGGGCGGCAGCGAGCGCGATGATGGCCTGGGCACCAGTGGCGTCTAGCTGCCATGGGCCACTGCCGCTCATCGCGCCACGGGGGGCGTTAAATTCTCCGGCTGGAATGAGGCGGGTCTTGCCGTCGTCTCGCGATACACGCAGCGCCAACGCCGCAATGGGAGCGGTGTGACTGGCCGCGCAAACGGCGATGGGGTGAGGTGCTGCGGTTCGTGTTTTCATGCCCCCATTCTCGATGGGATTCCGGGGGCATTGGATTTAAAGCATTTTAGGAATTTTTGGGGATATTTCGGTGGGGCTTGCGGGAATATGCAATGTAAGGCACGGGCAGGTTATGAAACCCCGTTTAAACCGTGTTTAAAAACGCCGTGACGTGGTGAACTATTTTTACGGCAACGTAGATGCCTGTTTGCCGTTTAACGCCTTACAGCGGCTTGTAGGGCGTTGCGATATTATAGCGCGAGGTGGTCGACTACTTCGCTGGCAAAGTAATCGCTGAGAACCTCCAGCACGACATCCTCGTCGTCATCCGACAGGCCCAAGAAAGGGCGTGCGGGAATATCTCCCCACAGGTGGGCAAAATCCGAACGGCGGCCACCAAAATGTTGCATGGCCGCGTACTGACGTGTTGAGCCAATTTCTAGTGTATTGCCTGACACATTAGGAAAGATGGCGTCGGCCAGTTGGGTTGTTTCACCGATCAGTGCATCGTCTCGGCCCTTGCGGTCGATGGTGACAGGGCTGTTGCCCTTCCAGGCGGTGCCGTCTGGTGCGGTTTTGGTAGCGAAGCGTTGCTTGGTGCTCTCTACCAGATACTCGCCGATTTCCTGCAACGGCTCGCTTAAATCACCGCTTTGCTGCACCAAGCGGTTGAGCGCTTCCAATACCTGCGTGTTATCGACTTGGATCTTTGCGGCGGCCATGGCTATACTCCTGGTATCGAACCCGTGCATCAAACCGTTGTGGCTCATGCCACGAAGCGTTGCGGACGTTAGGCTGAGGGCGGGTTCGAGTTCTCATCTAGTCAACCGCGCCCGTGCGGATATAGAACGTCTGTAAGGCCAGTGTACGGCGCTTGCGGCGGATCTCAAAGATAGCCACGAACGTTTCCCCGTTGATCGTTAGCTCCCGGCGTACTTGCGCTGTGTTGGTGGCGCGTGACTCCCCAGCATCTACCAGTGCTTCCCCTTCGTTCAATAGCTGCGGCAATAGCGCGTAGTCGCTAGGCGTAACAGGGCGTTGGCCGCGCTGGCGTTCCGCTTCTCCGCCGTGGCGCTCTTGCACGCGCTTCACCACAAAGGGGTCAATCGAGTAATCAAAGCCGTTGACGTCTTGCCCATTGATGTCGGCCACTTTCGCCGTGTCTCGTGTGGTGAGCAGCCCCAAGGTGCGTACAGGTTCCAGACGCTCTTGATCGGTGCCGTTGAGCACCCGCTGGGCGTAGCGACGGGCGTCATCACCTACAGAAGGTAATGAGCGATAGCTGGTGGCCAGTTGGTCGCGCATTTGCTCAGGCACGCCCTGCATGTAGCCTTTGGCTATTTGGTAATCCCAGTGGCGCACCTTTTCCGCCATGGTGTTGACGGTGCGGTTAACACTGGCACCGGGCGCATAGTCCCAGCCTTGCCCAATGCCCGCCGGTGCGCCGGTGCTTAGATCGGTCGCATCCCAACCTTCCGGCAAGGCTTTATCGGGGTCACCGCCCATGCGCCTTGCGATGGATTCCCGCCGTGCCCCCACGACATAACAACGGCAGCCCCAGCCATTGGGCGGGTAGTGCGTGGCCCAAAACGGGTGGTCAGCAGGCAGCGTTAGGCCATCCCACCCAAGATGCTCGCGGCGAGGGTTACGCACGCTGTCGTTATGGCGGTAGATCCAGAAGGTAAAGTTACCTTCCCGCAACTGAGCGAAACGGCCAGCGGCATAGCTGGTTTGGGCATTGGTGCGGTAAATGACGCGGGTGCGCCAGGCACGCCCGGCGGCAGTGCCTTCGCCTGTCCAGCCATGCCAGCCGTTCTTTTCCACGATGCTGCGAAAGTCGCGGCGAAACTCCCCAATGCCCTTACCTTCGGTGATGGTGCGGTCTATGGCGCTGGCAATGTCGCTGAGTAAATCCGCTTTCGTCGCCCCGGCAATCATAAAGCCTGAATCGTGCTCGCTGCGGGTAAGGTCATCCCAACGGGCGGTGGGCACCAAATTACCTAGCTTCTGGCGAAAGAACGCCGTTTGCTCATTAAAGGGTCGGTTCATCACCACCGACAGCGACGGTTCACTCATCGGCGGCATCCTCAATGTCGCTACGGCCTGCGGCCTGTGCTGCCGTGAGGGCATCGCCAATCATTTCACCCAGCCCCGCTTCTTCTAGTTCTGGCTGGGCAGCCATGAGCATTTCGCGGAACTCCTCTAGGCTTTCGGCGCTGTCGAGCATCGCTTCGATACGCGCTAGCCATTCAGCGATTTCCCCTTGGCCTTCACGTTGCATCTGTTCAGCCAGCGCATCAGAGGGCGTCATCGGCTGCGCGTCTTGCCGTAGCGCCGCCAGGCGTGGGCTCGCTGGCAGTTGCCGTAATGCGCCCATAAACGGGCTTGGCGCTGCCGCTGGCTTGAGTACTTCCTCACCTTCTTGGGCTCTGGGAATACCCGACGTTTCATGGAACCACCACACCGGCACTTCTATACCCATATTCACGAGGGGTGGCAGGCTCTTGGAGAGGCGTTCGAGATCCTCGGTTTCGCCACAATCGAGGTAGAAACGAGGCGCACGCTGTGGCTTGTCGATGCCGAAGTTGAGTGCGGCCATCGGCCAGAGGATGTTTTTACCGATGCTACCTGCATATTGCCTGACGTCAGAACGTATCAGGCTGGTTTGCCCTCGCTCATGCACATTGCCGAGGGCGTTAGTGTTCGTACCTTCGCCGGTGCCGCTTGTTAGTGTGCCGCCTAGGATCGCCTTGGCTTTTGCGCGTTCGCACCAATCCATCATGGTTTTGTAGATATCGGCAGAGCTGCCTTTGCCCGCCGCTTCAGTAAAGTCGATGGCCATGCCGTCTGGGATAATGCCAGCGGCGTTTTGGCCAAGCGTGACAACGGCACGCAGTAGCGTGGCTTTCTCACGCTCAGTGGCGTTCTTGGGGTACTTACCGATACGAGCAGGCAGGCCGTAGATTTCCAGCAGTTGGGCGAGATCCCCCAGGGCGTAGTTTTGGAACAGGTAAGGCCATGCCAGCATTCTGTGCAGCCCCATGCGGGCGACGTAGCCGCTCTTGGCGCGGTGACGGTGTTGCACCCAGCCCAGCGGCCATAGCTCGGCACCGGTGGCACTGTTATCGCGCAGGGTGATGCAGTTCTGGTCATCCGGGTGGAGCCTGAACCAGCTATGGGGGCGCAGCGTGGGCTGCTCGATGTAGCGCAGTGCGCCATCTCGCTGCCATGAAAGCTCAAGGTTCGCCCAGCCGTGGCCGATGCCGGTACCGAGATCCAGAATGAGATCCTCGACTTCGAAGCCACTGAACACTTCAGCCGCGTGCTCGGCGGCTTTCTTCTCGCGAGCATCCGCGCCGTCCGGCGGCACGATCTGCCACTCTAATTCAGCAGCGAGCTGGCGACGCTTGCCTAAGTCCGCACCGATCTGCGCGTCCTTTTCTTCCATGTCATCGAACAGCTCGCTTTGTGCTTTGAGGTCGCCTTGCTCAGCCGCTTCCAGGATCTGATAGAGCCGTGCGGGTGTTAGCCCTTTCGTGGGGTGCTCGGCAAACTCCCGCTTGAGCTGACCAATTCGGGCGTCGTTGGTCTGTTGCTCTTTCAGCGCAGGGCTATTCGTTTTGATCAAATTACGCCGATACTTCTTGGCTGGGCTTACCATGCGCCGCCTCCTGTGTTTTTAAAACCGCCAAAGCTGGTGTTTTCAATGTCGTCGCTGTCGTCGTCCTGGTTGGATACACCAGGCAGGGGCGCGGGGGTGAATTCTATGGGCACCACGTCCATCAGGCTGGCGTAGTACGCCATGGCCAGTGCGATAGCCGCGTCGCCATGGCGGTCTTTGCTATCGCCGGTTTTGGCATCGGGCAGCTTGGGCACGCCCTTGATGACTTGCAGGGCGCGCAGGTCATCGACCACGTGGCTATCGCGGGGAAGGCTGATCAACTCATCTTCAAACGCTGCTTTAAACGGGGGCATATTGTTGAGGTACCAGCTCTGGGAAAGCATGATCACCTCGACAATGCTTCCATAGCGTTCAGCGGCTTGCTCTGCCAGGTACTGGCCGTTACCGCGACCATCCAGCGCGCCACCCTGTAGCCGCGGCAACCGGTCAACGATAAAGAACAGTACTTGCTCTTGCTGCTTGAACGGCACGTTGCGTAGCTCGACAAGGAACGGCACCTGACGCACGAGCTGCTGAGTGATGGCCATGGGGGCAATCACGGTTAAGTCACCGCTACGCCCAAAGTCTTCACCAAAGCAGTGGCTCAGTTTAGGGTCGAGCTTTTCAAGCAGGGGCAGCAGGTGTTCATTGCACCAGTCGGCTATCTCAAGCGCCCGGTAGTGTTCTGGTACCGCGTTGAATTCGGCGCTGCCTTCAAAGCGGATCACCGGTGCATCGACCATGCGCGCTTCGATCATGGCGCGGGAAAGATAGGCACCTCCGCCCGCTTTCGGTACGCAGTAATACTCTTCTAGCGCATCCTCTTTGGTGGCGGTGTCCTTCAGCAGGTTAGCCTTCCACTCGTCTTCGGCCTGCTGGCTCCAGGGCTTGCCACGCACCAGACAGATGCGCTGATACAGCCCTTGCTCACAGGCGTCGTCTAAGGTGATGCGGTGGACGCTATAACGCTGTTTACCTGCACGACTGTTCTGGATCAGTTCGTTGAACAGGTTTTCCACGCCGTTATGGGTGCTGATCAGGCGCACTTTCGCGCCCCACATGGTGAGAGCTAAGGCAGCTTTGAGCACTTCGGCAAGCTGATCATGGAATGCGGCTTCATCGATTGTGACGTTACCTTGGCGGCCACGCATGTTGCTGGGGCGCGAGCTGAGCGCTTGAATCTTGAAGCCGCTGGAGAAGTGGATATTGAAAGTGAGGATGTCTTTATCCTCATCCTGATATAGCTCTTCCTTGATGTGACTGGCGGCTCGGTTGAATGCTTTGGCCCACATGGCACAGGCATCGATAAACTCGATGGCCATGTCTTTGTTGCTTCCCACGTAGAAGTGGTTGGTGCCTCCGGCGGCCTTGGCGCTACTGGCCGACAGCACTGCATCCGCCGCTTCGCCCCAGGTCAAACCGGTACGGCGGCTTTTCTCGGCAATCTTGAGGTCCGATTCGTCTTCGATCCACGCCTTCTGGTACGGCAGCAGGACGGATTCAGGCAGCGCCGTGCTCATCAGGCAATCCCCATAATGTCACGCTTGATAGAGTCAATGGCTTCTTGGCTCATGCCCTGGGTTGCCATGCTAGTTTCGGCCTTCTCAGCCGCTTCCTTGGCGACTTGTGCCCGCAACTCTTTGGCATGCTTCTTCTGACTGAGCGACAGGCGGCCTAAGCTATCCAGTGCCTTGGAGACCTTGCCCAGATGGTGGGCGGCGGCGTCTGGCTCGATCTCCATCTTGCGAAACTCTAATGAGATGCGCAGCAGGTGCTCTTGCACCAAGCGCGCGGTAGCGTCGATCAAGTTGCCTTCGTCGTCTTCCACCGCATCCGCCATGGCCTTGGCCATTTCAGTGGTACGGCGAACGCTGCCCATGGCCTCTTCGAACTCTTCTTGCAAGTCCTGGCCATAGCGCTGTACCGAGCTACGCGAGACTTCAAAACCACGCTCTTTCAGCCAATCAGCCAAGCCTGCGTAGCCCTGAAAACCGGTCGATACCAGCTTCTCATTTAGCTCGTCACGCACTTCCTGGGGCAGGCTAAACACTTTATTGCGGGGGGCCATGGCTTATGCTCCTGGGCGTGGTTTGGCGACGCCAGGCACATTGGCCAGCCCATTGGCACAGTCAGAACCGCGTGATGTTAGCGTCACGATCCAGCCTGCACGCGGGCGCTGCAGAATGATCAGGTCTTGTTCATCCAGCCAAGCCAGATCGTTGTGTAGCCGATCGGTACTTACGATATGGGCGTAGGCACCTTTCAGCTCATCATTCAGGCTGTATTCGTTCGCCGTGAACTGGGTACGGCGCGACAGAATGCGAAGGATGCACAGGCGGCGGCCTTCGGTTTCGAAGTCGTTGTAGTCCATCAGTGGCCTCCACGCGGCTGGTTCATAAGGTAGTCATTCATTCGATTGACCTGAACCGATGTAGCTTTTTGGCTAGCACTGATCTCGGCCAGCAGCACGTTGGTTTTTGACATCTGCTCTTGTAGCTTTGTTAGGTCTTCGTGGTTAGGCAGGCGCTCCATCTTGTGCTCCAAGTTGACCACTTTCTTTTCGACGCCATCGATGCGCTCGTTGGTGCCTTTAATCGCGGTTTGGCTGGCACGGTGCTTATTGAGCCAGTACACGTACACTGCCATGAGTGCCGTCAGTACTGCTTGCATCACATCAAACAGCACCTTGGCCGCGTTCCAGTTGATAATTTCCATTACGTCCCCTTACTCAGTTTCTTCTTCGTCGGCACTTTGTAAGCACTTATCGGCGTGCTCTCGGATACGGGCAACGCGCAGCCAACCGCGCGCGCCCCACTGGTGCAGGTCGGTGATGAACAGCGCCACGTCTTCCTGTGTGTAGTCACCAATAGGGGGACGCGGCGCGCCTTCGCGTTCAGTCAGCCCCGCCGGGGTTACGCACTCGTATACGGTTACGGTCGGGGGTGGTGACAATGCGGGCGGTGTGCTGCCGCAGGCGGCCAGCGCGGCGGTGGCCGCCAGTATCAGGACGGTTCGAGTCACGGCAGGTGCTCCAAAGTGTCGCGCAGCACCGGGGCTACGGGGCCGTCGTCGCTGGCGGGTGAGCGTTGTATGCGCTGGCGAAGTGCTTGATAGTCCTGGGCCTGCTCGGCCAATTCTTCTTGAAGCGCTTTAATATCGGCTTCAGCGAGACGGTAGCGCTGCTGGGCGTCTAATAACTCATCCAGGGTTGCAAGGGCTTCCGCTTGCGCTGCCTGTTTGTCAGCATTGGCTTTTTCATACGCTTGGCGCTCAATGGCCACCATCTCTTTTAAGTGGCTGGCGTACTGGTACTGCACGACCAGTGCGATCACCAGCACACCAACAACAGCTAGACCGATCTTGCTTAGCATGGCGCACCCCCTTGCCAGCCAGCACTCGAATAGCGGGGCGTTAACTCAAGCAAAATGTGGCGCACGTAGTGGCGGTTTTCGCGCTTGGCCCAGCCAGCACGGTTGGTGTATTTCTCGACGCTACCAAACCAAACGCCGGGGTTGTCCCCGGCGGCTGTCGCTAAGCGTCTATCTCGGTTCACCCAGCCCAAACCGCCGTTGTAGGCGCTAAGAGCCATTGCCCAGCGTTGGCATTCGTCAGCGGCGCTGCGTAGCCGCTGCCAATGCCAACGGTTATAGCGCGCCTGGGCACGCATCGCCCAGGTAGGGGAATATGGCGCAGCGCGGCCAAGGTCGGGGTAAATCTCGGCGATCCACGCGCTAGTGCTGGGCATAAACTGGCTAAGCCCCTGCGCGCCCACTGGGCTGTTGACGCTGGAGCGCCAGGCGCTTTCCTGGTGGATCTGCGCGGCATGCACGGCCACACGGCCGTTCATGCCCCATTCTTGTTGCACGATGCGGGTTAGCTCGCGTTGGTAGCCGTGGGCGGCGCTGGGTATTTGGGCGTGGGCAGGTTGGCAGGCTTCCAGCATTAGCAGCGTGGCCAGCACTAAACTCATGGCTATCCAGGTGCCGTTAGCGCGCAGGTAGGCTTTTAGATCGTTCATTCTGGGCGCTCCTTTTCCAACGCTGCTTCGGCACGCTGGAGGGTGTCCTTCAAGCGGTAATAGCTAGCTAATAAGGCAGCGGGCGGCATTATCGCTGCCTCAAGCTCAGCAAGGTCGCGCCAGCCTTTCTCGATTAGCTCGGCGGCGGTTTCAGCGGCCATGTCACACCCCCAACCCGAGAGCCAGAATTGCGGCGGCGATGATGATGGCGCGGCGGAGCATGAGTAACGCAATGGCACTCAAGTCATAGCCGTCGCTGCACTGATAGTCGCCTGGGCGTGCGTAGGGGAAGATGCTGCGGTCGATCCAGTAGCCGAGGTACGCGCCCCAGCACAGCTTGGTTAGCGACCAAAGCAACACGCCAAGCTGATGGGGGTACATGAACGCCACGCCAATGGTGGTGAGAATAGCGAGGATCAGCCAAGGGCCAATGCGCAGTTTATCGAGCAGGTTGTTGCGGGTTTGGGTGTTCACGGTTGGAGGCCTCAATGCGGTGTGGGCGGTAAGCACAGTGCAGTGAGGTCAGGATAGGGGCTTAGCGGGAAACACTGGGAATAAAGCGTTTTAGGGATTTTTAGGGACTAAAAAGTAAACAACCCGCCGGGCGGGTTTGTTAGGGGAAACGCGGAAGCCGTCACATCATCTCTGTGATGTAGTGAATATTGGTCGTCAAACGCTCTTCAAAATGCTCATGGCCGCTGATGGTTGGGCTGCTAGCACCATCGAACGCTGCTGTTCCCTCGTTTGCCATTCTAGCCTGAAACGCTGCCGCCACATTTTGATAACGTCCTAGGTATTCAAAGAACCGGCTGCAACGTTCACCTACACCGCTAGTAGTGATCTCGGCTTTGCAGCGTTGCGAATGAGTGAATGCTGCCTGTGTTGTCGCCGAGTATTCGCTAAACGTAACCGCTTTATCTTGGGCTATTGCTACGGTTGCCATTAACGCGAATACGATCCCTGCTACCAATGCTTTCATGATATGTCCCCCGTAATTATCGCGGTTAGCTTAGCCGTTTGCGGTTTCGTTGAACAGATCCGATTGATGCCTGGCACGCGCCAACTTCCGTTGCTCGGCAATGATGTTGTACACCTGTACCACGGTAATGCCTGCGCGTGCCGCTAGTTCTTCAACGTTGTGACCGTTGTGCAGCTCCCATAGGGCGCGGTCGCGCAAGGCGCGCTCTAAGTGCTTGCCTTGCGGTACGTAAAGGCTGCGGCCACCTGCTAAGCGAGAAATGGCACGCACTACGGTAAAGGCATGTCGGCGGGCACAGTGCTGATCCTCTCCCGCTTTCACCAGGGCATGCTCCACCACGCTTAGCATGTCGCTCAAACCCTGCGGCCATTTCTTGAGGATCTCCGGGTCTAGGTGCTCTAACGCATCGTCGGGTATCTCGAAGCCCATATCGAGTGTGTCATCATCGTGCTTATTCACGGTGGTTTCCTCGCGTTGAGTTCAGGCCGAGTTCGGCAATCATCGTTTTCAGGCGCTCCCGGTTGGCGTGGCGCTTGGCCTCGCTCATGGGTGGCTTGGGTAGCCGTGGGCGCGGCGTGCGTTCCGGCAGCATGCCGAGCAGTTGGCGCGGCGCTGGCCAGCGCTCTGATTGCGCAGCCAAGCGGTTAAAGGCGTAGCGTAGGCGGCGAACGTCTTGCTGTTCATCCCAGCCGATTGGCGCGGACCACAGTACCTCTACCCAGGTTTTAGTGGTGTATTCGGCTTCGTCTTCCCACGGTGCACTGGGCAGGCGCAGCACTAGCAGGCGCATCACGCCATCGGTCACTTCGTTACGGAACCACTGGGCTATTGGGCTCATCCTTGACGGCTCCGGTTGGCCGCTTCCAAGGCACGCATCATACCTTTGGCGGCTGGCTTGTGTTGGGTGGGTGCCGGTGCCAGGCGTGTGGCTTCGGCCCGTGCGCCTTGGGTTTCTACCACGCGCTTGAGATAGTTGTGGTTGCGCAGCGGGCGCGTGTCTTCGCCGGTGTCGCGCTTGGTGCGGATCGCTTCGACGGTGTCGGAGAGTGCTGCGCCTACCACCAGCGTATCAGTGGCCAGTGCCAGTGCTTCGCGCATGATGCGCAGTTGGCGTTCATAGGCCATGGCGCGGGTCTTGCCCCGGAACAGGCCGATGTAGGCGACCAGTGGGCGCGACACCTCACGGGGAAGGTCTGACAAGATGGCCATCATCTCGCGCAGCGATTCGTCTTCCATGGCGTGCTCCAGGCTGAAGGTGGTGTGGCAGCACGGGCAACGGGTTTCCATGTCTTTCTCCGGCGGTTAATCGTGGTTTAATCGCTGCTTAACAGCTGGGGTCAAAGGTCTGAACGTAGCGCGCTGGCTCCGGCAGTATCTCGGCCAGCTTCTGCAACACCGACAGGTTGCGCTCCCACTTATTGGGCAGGCGGTAGCGCTCGGCCAGTTCTTCACGGGTTTTGCCCATATCCACCAGGCACTCATCGACGTAGGCGATGAGGTGGCGTTTATCCTGTTCAACCTCCAACGCAGCAATCACCCCCTTGAACTGCGCTTCCGTGCGCAGCCAGTCGATGCGCTCGATGCCGGTTTGGCGCTTGGCGATCGCTCCGGCGTATTCCCAGCTCAGTCCCATATCGGTCAGTTGCGCTTCGATCTTGGCCATCTGTTCATGCTTGTTGAAGGTGTTGGGCTTGCGACCGGCTTTCTTGGGCGCTTTGGGCTGAAACCCGAGGCGGCGCAGCTCAAACATCACGCCACCCACAGTGCGGTTATCTAGTTCTTTGGCACTGCTCACGCCCGCTGTACGCGCAAGTATTGCGCGGTACTCTTCATCGCTTAGGCCTAATTGTGCTTTAGCAATATGTATTTGTGCTAGTTTGCCTTTGCTGATCATGGCTTGGCTCCCTTCATCTGGCGGCGTACCGCGTTGCACCAGCCGCCGCAGGGTTTGCCGAGGTTGCTACCCTCGTGGCAGGCAAAAATGCCCTGACGCTTCACGGAGGCGTTGAAGTCGCGCTGGGTGTGCAGGCTCTTGGATGCGTCAGACCCTTTGCGCGCTGCACAGCCACCGCACATCGGTACCGCTTGGTTCAGTGCGTCTTCCAGCTCCTGGCCTTTCAAGATACGCACCGGCTTCGGTTCGTAGCTTAGGCAGGTGATGCCCGCGCCTGGGTCCGTTACCCAGCCGCCTTGGGGCCAGGGCGTGCCGTCCTTCATGTCGATCATGCCTTCCACGACTTCGCACTCACCGAGGCGCTTGCACATGCCGCAGAGCATGTCGAAGGACTCTGCCCATTCTTCACCTTCTGGCTTGCAAGGGATGCGTTCTAGGCTCATGACGCTACCTCGCTGCTCACCAGCTCCAGATCTGGGAAGTTCTTTTTCAGGTGGCTGATCAGCGTGCGCGGGCTGTTCCACGTTGGGCTGTATGCCACTGTTATAAGCTCCACCATCTTGTCGGCCTGTTTCTTGCCAAATACTCGCTTGAGCTTCGAATAATCTTTCAGCTTGTACAGGCGGCATTTGTGAGGACGAAAGAAACGGGCTTCGGGGTGCTTGGGTGTGCCGTTCTCACCCGTTGAAAACCATTCCCCCTTGATATAACCGTTCACGTAGGTCTCAATGACCAGCCGTTCGCCCTTGCCAAGGCGCTTGTAGAAGGCCACTTCATAGCCGTCAGCTTTGATCATGGCGCTGGCGAAGACGCCCGAGAGCTGCTCTTCTAACTGCTTCCATTTGTTCATGACGCCACCTCACCGATCTGAGCGTGTCGGCTGCCGTTCACGCCTTGATGAAAGCTAACTTTCTTGCCGTCCTGGTAGCCTTGGTGAATGGCCGCGTGGTCATGGCTGCGCATGCCCTTGGTGTTATCGCGTGGCTTCATGGTTTCCAGATCATCCCAGCGCTTGGCTTTGTAAGCTTCCACGATGGCATTCTCAGCTTCAGTGCGATGATGGCGCGTTACCTGCTTACCCACGGCGTTAATCCAGGCCTGTGCGTACAGGTCGCCCCGGCGCACCTTGGTGGCTCGCTTTAGCCGCTTATTGAGGGTGGCCAAGAATGTGGTGCGGTCTCGCTTTAGCTGTCGGCCTAACACTTCGAAGGCGTAGCCCGCGACTTCGGCAGCGCCATTTAAGCCATAGAACTCAACGTTAAGCGCCCATCGCTCACCGTCGTAAACCTGCTGATAAACCGTCTCAGCGCCGAAGGCACTGGCGACCATACTGCCTAACATGGTCACGTAGGCGGGTGGCGTTTTCCCCGCGCCTGTTTTAGCGGTGTGGCTGCCTACATCGCTCATGGCCACGTCGTCAGTGGTCACCCCGTGAATGGCCATCAGCTTCTGCGCCTGGCGCAATGCGGCGGCGGCTTCATTGGCATTGCTCGACTTGGTAAGCCGTAGGCACTTTTTGATTTTGTCTAACGCTTTGCTGTCCATTCCTCTCCCCTTGGCTGCTCATCAGTGCTGGGCCACCACGCCCAGCAGACGCCTCGCTCTTCAAAAGAGCGGGGCGTTTCGCTTAGTGAATGGTTGTTTTGGTCGTGCCACTGACTTCTTCTAGCGCCTCTTTAATAGCCAGCATTCCCAGCAGGGCTAACTTGCCTGCCCGTTTAAGTTGTGGTGATGAAGCTTCTTCGCCATTGAAGCCTGCAGAGACTGTGAAGCCGCCGTTGTCGTTGGGCTCTATCGTGATCATTGCCTTAGTGCTGGTTTTGATTTGTTCGCTCATGCAGCACCTCGGTTAGCGCGATGGGTGATGTGGTAGCGGTACTGGATGCCCGCCGCTGTATCGGAGTCGCGTAGGTAGTCGTTCACTACGTTGACCTTTGGGCCGTACACCTTGCGCGCTACGTTTAGGGCTGCTGCACGGTGGGTAGTGCCGGTGGCACGCTTGCCGCGCAGGGTGGCAACAAAGCCACCCATGGCAGGGCTGACGCGGATGGATGAGGCGTTGGTAACGGTGGTCATCTCACACCCCCGCGATATCTAGGCTGATGGGCTTGTATTGATCGGTGCTGCCAATACGCTCATAGATGCGGATGTAGCTCTTGGAGCCGGTGACTTGCACCGCGTCAGAGATGGCGTCCATGGCGCGTAGCCACCGTTTATCGGCAATATCCAGACGGCGCAGGCTCAGCACCTGACCGGTGCGGATGTTGCCCGCGCCATCCACACGGAAAGCGTCTTGTACGATGGTGGCGATCTCTGGGCGGGCGTCGGCAGTCCACTCTTTTAGGCACTCGTCAATCAGCCCTTTGGCGGCCATCAGCCGTTCATCGAAGGTGATGTGCTCCTGGATGGCGCGCTGGATCTTGTAGCGGCCATCGAAGCTCACCATGGTCACATTGCCTTTCTTGCCGCCTAATTGAACGTCGTACTCCTGGGCGCTGGTCTCTACGAAGCCCTGGATCTCGCTGAACACGTCGCCTTTAAAGTCACGCAGCATGTCGCGTAGCTCGCAGGCGCGGTCGATGATCGACAGCACCAACTCGTCGCGCAGTTGATCAATCGGCTTGATTTGAGCTTCTGGAATCAAACGGCCTTTGGCGTCCATACGGAAGCCTTCGGGTACTGGCTGTTGCTGGTTGTCGGTAGCGGGTGTGTTCATTGACTTGCTCCGTAACGTTGATCAAGTTTGATATCGCGCTCTACCTGGCGTATGGCATCCAGGTAGCGCTGGGTGTTAGGGCCGTGCAGGCAGATCAGCGCGGCGAACGGCTGAAACTGGTGGCTACGAGTAATGGCCACCGCGACTTGCTCCGAGCTTGCAGCTCCCATGTCGTGTAGTAGCTGGCTCACGCTGGCATCGCCGATCTCATCGATGTCGATCAGGCGCATGATGGGGTTGGTCATGTCAGGCTCCATTGCGCGCTTGCTTGCGGGCGAAGTTTGAAGTGCAGCGGGCATTGCCCCGGTTGTGGCGGTGGTGGCGCATGGGCTCAAAAGCGGCACCGTTGCGCTGGCTCAATTGGCACAGCTCACGCTCGGACTGATCCACTTCGTCGCGCCACTGATCGAGCAGATCGCGCCAGTCCCATCCGGCGGCTTGCGCCTCGATGTCGTCGCTTTCCTCTTCGGCCTGCTCTGTGAGGCCGGTATCCCAGGCGTGCCATAGGCGCAGCACCACGTTGTGCTGGGCGGGCAGCAATGGCAGCGGCGCAAACGCTAGGTGCTCGTAGCGGTCAGGCGCGGCCAAGTATTGCGGCAACGTGATGCCGTGGCCGCGCAGGTACAGCGCGACATAGCGGTCGGCGTAGTACTCCAGGTAGGCGTCGGTGTAAGTGTTCATTTCAAGGCTCCTAACGCGATGAGCTGGTGACGGCTGCCTACCTGAATGGCCAAGCCGTCATCGCCTGGGTAAAGGAACGCCACACCCAGCAGCGTCAGCTCGCGTGCAATGCGCTTAGCTGCTCGCTCACCGCTGGGGCGGTACCAGATAAAGGTTTTGAGCTTGGGCAAATCCGCATCGACAAGCCCGGCCATCGCGGCATCATGGGCGAGTGTGTATTCATGATCGGTCGCGGTATCCAGGCACAGCATGGGGTATGGCTGGTCGCTAAATTGAGCAGGCCCGTAGGCCAACCATTCACTGGCTTGATGGCTCATACATCACCTCCCAGGTCTTTCCAGGCTGCTCGAATGTGCGTCACGCTGGGCTGGCCGCTGGCGAACAGGCTGGCGAGGCGCAGGGTTTGGCTCAGGCCGCGTAAGGCACCAGGGCGTTTGCCAATCTCATGACCTAACGTGCGCGAGGCTGCGTCGTTAATGCCCCAGGCATCTAGCAACGCGTCGATGTCACCTGCCTTGGGGCGTGATAGGCGAACGCGCTTGGCCACACGGCTGAATAGCTGGGCAAATCCGATACTGCGATTACCGCCTGTGAGCTGGGTGTAGACGATTTCGTTACCGACCAGAGCGAGTCCAATGCCTGCGCCTTCGGCGATCTGGCGGATCTGATCCAGGGCACGTGGGTTCAGGTGTTGGGCTTCGTCGATGACCAGCAGGCCACGGCTGTCGCGTAGGCGTTCGATGATGTTGGTTTCGATCATGTGTACGGCACCCGTGGCACGAATGCCGAGCACTTGCGCAATGCGGGTTAGGATGGGGCCAGGCGCTGACGTGGCGGGGGTAGCGGTGGCCACCCACACATTGGGTGACTGCTGACGGTACTGGCCCACTGCTTGGGTTTTGCCAACGCCTGCACCGCCGTAGATAACAGAGATGGTCGAGGCCATTTGAGCAAAGCCGAGCGCGGAGATAACAGCGCGGGCGCTGGGGGTTTCGACCCACTCAGGCGCGGCGGGCAGGCTGGCGTTGAGGCTTTCGTTCTGGCGACGGCTTTCCAGCCAGCGGTTGGCAGCGCTTTCTACCTGGCTGTTATCACCGCGATAACTGCCTTTTAACCACTGGTTAAAGCGGGTTTTATGCACGCCGATCAGTTGCGCGGTGGCGGTCTGCGAAAGCCCTTCGGCCTTCATAGCGTCGGCGACTTGCTCGGCGAGTTCGTCGTTACGTTTTTGTTTGAATTCGGCTACGTTATTGCTCATCTGTTATACTCCAGTTGCTTTTTGATAAGCCCCTTCGGGGCGTTGTGTAGGCCCTGTGGAGTTGCACCTCCGCAGGGCTTTTTTTATAGCTGCTGCTTTTTCCACTGCTCTAATGAGGTGGCGATGTGATCGTGGAAGCCGTAGGTTTCTGCTGCGTCGTCGTCATCGCTTTCCACCACATCACTGCCTGATACCCGCTTACGCTCGCCAAAGCTGCCCCGCGTCACATCGCTCTGTATGGGCGTGTGGTCTTCTGGCTCAGGTGCTGGCATAAACTGCGCGGCTTCCAGTGCGCTCTGTGCCACTTCGGCGCTCTTAGCTGCTTTGCCAGCCTTGAGGCGCTGGGTGTGCAGCCTGCGCCATTCGCGACCTTTGCTGGTGTCGCCAAAACCGGCAGCGTGGATGCAGTCGGCGGTGCCGATGTAGCGGCCATCGTTCTGGTACACGTGCACTTGCTCGTGCAGCTGGTCGGGGTCGAACCGCACCACCACGCGTTTGCCGATGTAGTTGATCAGGCAGTCATCGCCGTAACGGTTTTTGCCTTGGGGCCCACTACCCACACTGAGTGCCAAACTGCTATCGCGCTGAACCAGTACGGACTCAGCAGCCAGTAGCCACATGCGGCGCTGGGCAGCGGTGGCACGGCGAATACGGTGGGCGTTGCGCTGGTAGCTTTCGTCAAACGCTTGGGCATAGCTGAGCTGCCCACCACAGGCTTCACTGCGTCTGCCGGTTTTGGCGTTCCAGGCACGTATACGGTCGGCGAGTACGTCGGCGAACACGTCCCACTCAACGGCGGTTTCGGCGTAGTTCTCGGGCTTGGCCATGGGGTTTTCACCGGTATAAGCGCCGCTGAACTTGGGGTGCTTATCGACGTACTCACCCAACCCACCCACACCAAAGGCGCGTTCGATGGGCTTGGCTTGGCCGTGGCCACGCCCGTTGTGGACGGTTGTCCAATGCACCTGGATGCCAAGCTGTGGCATCAGGCCCATCGGGTCTTCTTCTTTGATTTTGAAGCGGTAGCGGTTCTTAACGCCGCCGGTCATCCATTTGTTGGCAGCGGCACGAGTGTTGTCGATCGTGCAGTGTTCGGGGATGCCATAACGCTCGATCACATCGCCCAGGGCGAGGCGGATCACATCGGTGTGCTCGGTGCGGTCGGTGCGGAAGCCGACGATGCGGCGGCTGTAGATGTCCTGGAAGAACCACGTTTTCGGACGGCCAATAGAGCCGTCGGGAAACTTCACAAACACGTTGTGTTGGTAGCCGTCGCCGTTGATCCAATACAGGGCGTGCATGTCGCGCACGGTGCGCTGCTGGCTGGGGTAGAGACGCATCATGGCGTACTCGCCTTCGCGGGCAAGGACGCGCACGGTAAGCGGGATCTCTTTCACCCAGCGGTTGATAGTGCGCAAGCTGGGCACTTTCCAGCCGTGCTGAACAGCGGCTTCTTGCAGCAGGTCGTAGCAGCCCGCTTCGGTGGGGCCTTCATAGCGCAGGAACATGGACTTGAAAAACTCCCACGCGGCAACATCGCATTCAGCGGTGGCGGTGCGGCCTGCGTAGCCAGGGGCTAATAGGGCTAGCCAGTCGCTGGTGTCAGCACCTTTCACGCCCCCTTGCCAGCGGTACAGCGTGGCGCGGCTTTCGCCATACACAGCGGCGACTTGGTCAACGGCGGCGACTTTTCCCGCGCCGTTATCCACCAACCGCTCTACCGCTTGAAGGGCTTGTAACCGGCGGGCCGCTTCATCTTTCACGCTCTGTGGTTTGCGCTCGTAGGCATCCCATAGCGACTCGCGGTCGACCGTGGCAGCGGTGGATTTTGGGCGCGTTAAAGGCGCTGGAGCCTGCTGTTTTAGGAGTGCGGTTTGTGTTTCTAAAGGCAGCGAGGTAAGGGAGTACTCCCAGCCACCACCTTGCCCGCTGCGCTTGCGCTTCTCCCAACCTTTGCGCTTGGCTTTTGCTGTGACGTTCTGCGAAGTGCCCGGCATCCCCGGCAAGCCCGCCAGCTCTTTAGCGGAATACCATTCATTCATGAGCGGCACCCCTTGAATAGGCGGGCGTTGCACTCTGCGGTAGATTGAGAGGTGCAACCCAAACCCAATCCACTGTTAGAGGAACGCCCATGAAAGAAGAGACAAGGCTTGAGCTATTACGCATTGCACGCGACATGGCGGTAGCCAGCCACAAGCACGAGATAGAGCGCTCGGATATGGCTAAGACGAGGGCAGCACTGGAAAGAAGCAGAGCCTCAGATGACGCTCCACCAAAGGAGCCGCCATCTATCCAGGCGCTATTTGAGGAGTCGTATCGTTTCATGGCCTCAGAGTTCTCCACCGTGAAGAACTCGGGCCATACTGCCTCCGAAGAGAACGAGCCCTAACGCGCCGTCATAATCCACCGCCGCCTGCGCCAGTGCGCCGTAGGCGGCGTAGTTGTTTTTGGCGCGCTTATGCAACAGCGCAACAATCTCGGCGGCAAGCTCTTGGTCGCTTAAAAGCGGTTGTTGTGTGGTTTCTTGGCTGGCTTCTGTCATCTCTATGCTCTCTCAAACAGTTCAAGTTCTGGCGCGCTGGCTTTGCGCACGTTTTCACGATGGCTAGCAAGTTGCTTAATCGCCTGGGTGACACCTTCTAACGTGCCCTCTACATCACGCTGTTCGCGGTAGAAGTGGCTGAGGTGTTCAACCGCTTTGTTTAAACAGGTTTGCAAATCCATTAAGTCGTTCTGGCTGCACTTCTTTCCCGCTGGAATATCGATCACTAACTTCTGCGCACTACCGGCGATCCACTGGGTGATAAAGGTGGCGTCGCACGCAAACTCAAACGGACGAATGCGGCGGGTAGGTATGCAGCCATCAGCAATCCATTTGTAAACCGTCCATTCACTCACCCCGACCAGATCGGCCACTTGGGCCACGCTGCGGTTATGCTTGTGCAGTGCGTAGTCGATGCACAGGCGTGTGGCGTGTTCCAAGCTGTGGGGTTGAACGGGCTTCCAGCGTTTACGGGTCATTGGAAGTGGTTCCTTGTTCAGTGGCTACAAACGTGGCGCTACTCTGCACCTAGGCGCGTTGATCGGCGTTAGCTAGGCTGAGTGGCACATGATTGGAGTTAGTCCTATGCTGCGTTTCTATCGGTATGGTCACGATGGCGTTTATCAGCACCAGTGGTATCCTTGCCCACGTAACGGGTCGGCCAGATGGTCATTGGGTCGGTGCCAATCGCTTCGGCAATTAGCCGTTCGCCTTTCGGCCAGTGTCGATCAAGGGCAGTGGTTAGCGTGGTGGCCGATTTATAGCCGTGATGCGTTGCGAGCTTGCGCAGCGACCAGCCAGCTTTACGGACAGCGGCGACGATGTCGGCGCGATGCCAGTCTTTAAGACTGGCTTTTTTTGAGGCGCTTTTTTCATTCATGTGATAATGCTCTTTGCTGCTGTTGTGTTCGTTCAT